TTCAGACTCGCAACAAGGTCTTGATCCTGATGTTCTGAACAATGTCTCGGCTACTGCGGTGGCTGCGATGATGAAGTCTAACTCTGGCAAGCTGGAGTTGATAGCTAGGGTGTTCGCTGAGACAGGTGTTAAGAGCCTGTTTAAGGGCATCTTGCATCTGATGACTAAGTATCAGAACAAGCCGAAACTTATTCGGATGCGTGGTCGATATGCAGAGTTTGATCCGCGTACATGGGCTAATGAATACGATGTGTCTGTAAATGTTGGTCTTGGCTCAGGGGATAGAGAGCAGAAACTGGCTATGTTGCAGATGATTCTATCTAAGCAAGAGCAGATTATTCAGCAGTATGGCCCTGCGAATCCTTTGGTTTCCGTTGGTCAATACCGGAACACATTGGCTAAGTTCATTGAGGCGGCAGGATTTAAGGATTCTACGGAGTTCATGAATGAGATCACGCCAGAAGTTGACGCTGCACTATCTCAGCCTCAGCCACCGGCTCCCGATGCACAAGCCGAAGTCGCGCAGATGTTGGCTCAGGTTGAACGTGAAAAGACTCAGGCTAAGGCACAAATTGATGCGGCAAAACTTGATCTTGAGAGGCAGACGCTTGAAGCGGAATACACTCGCAAGGGCATAGAGATGCAGATGAAGAACCAGCGAGATGCGGCTGAACTACGGATTAAAGAGGCTGAACTTGCTGTTAAACAACTTCAAGCTATGTTGGCTATGGATTTGGCTGATGAGAGCGCAAAGAACAATCAGGTTGAGTTGACTCTGAAGGCTCTGAAGGAGTTAGGCAATCTGACTAAGACAGGAACGATGATTCAATGAATAAATCTCAATGGGCAATTAACCTATTGAAGGACGATTACTTTATCGAAATGATGAAGGAATTGCGCGACATGGAGATTAACAAGTTTGCAATGTCTGATTATGGTCAGATAGAGCAGCGTGAAGAAGCTTATATGCGGTTGAGGTGCTTCGAGTTGGTGGAAAATCATCTTGAGAGCATGGCTGCGGATAAGAAGATTCAGGAGAAAAAGTTAAAGATTTTGTAGTGCGAGTCGGGCGCTTCCCGATATAATTAAGGAAACTAAATGAGCGATACTCAAGACATGACCCCGGAAGGGAATGCAGAGTTGACGGTGGATGGTGCAGCTAACGCTATCTTGGGCTTAATGGGTGGTGACGAAGGCTCCGACGGACAACCTGAACCCCAACTAGAAGCCAACGATAGCGAGGCCGAATCAGACGAGTATGAGTCTGAGGTAGAACAAGAGGAAGCTGAAGAGCAAGAGGAACCTCAAAAATTCCGTGTCAAAGCCGCTGGCGAAGAACGGGAGGTAACCCTCGATGAGCTTATCAAGTCTTATCAACTTGGCACTGATTACACCAAGAAATCGCAAGCTGTAGCTGAAGAACGTAAGGCGGTTGAGGCCGAGCGCCAAGCGGTTCAAGAGGCTAAGGCATTGCGCGATCAATACGCGCAGCGGCTAGAGATGTTGGAAACAATGTTGCAGCCGCAAGAGACTGAGAATTTAGATTACCTGAAAGAGACTGATCCTATTGGCTATGCGGTAAAGGTAGCTGAGATGGCTCAGAGGGAGAAGCAGTTAGCCCAAGTACAAGCAGAGCGTCATCGTATTGCTCAACAACAAGAGCAAGATCGTCAGATGCAGATGCAGAGCTTGGTTCGGGAGGAGATGCAGAAATTAACTGCGGCTATTCCTGAGTTTGCTGATCCTACTAAGGGCGAGACTATCAGGAATGATATCCGTGCTTTCGGTAAACAACTAGGATTCTCGGATCAGGAGTTAGCGGCTGTTTATGACAGTCGTGCGGTTCTAACGCTGTATAAGGCGATGCAATACGATAAGCTAATGGCAAGTAAGCCCGAGGTAACCAAGAAGGTTAATCAAGCGCCGAAAGCGATTAAGCCCGGAGTTGCACAGTCTAGGGATACAAATGCGGAAGAACTGAAGAAACTTAAAGCGCGAGCTAAGCAGTCTGGAAGGGTTGCTGATGCCGCAAGTGTATTTGAACGATTTATTTGAGGTGAATCATGGCTATTTATAACGCACATACCGCTGTAGGTCAGCGCGAAGACCTGACTGATGTTATCTACAACATCTCGCCTACCGAGACTCCTTTCATGTCCTCGATTGGCAAGACCAAAGCCACTGCTGTTTACCATGAGTGGCAGACTGACTCGCTGGCTGCTGCAACGACTGCTAACGCTGCTGTTGAAGGTGCAGACGCTTCTGACGCTACTCTGGCTCCGACTACTCGTCTTGGTAACTACACCCAGATTCTGCAAAAAACCATCAAGGTTTCTGGCACTCTGGACACGGTGAACAAGGCTGGTCGTAAGTCTGAGAAGGCTTATCAGCTTGCTAAGGCTTCACAAGAGATCAAGCGTGATCTGGAAACTGTGATGCTGTCTAATCAGGGTCGTGACGCAGGTTCGTCGAACTCGACTCCTCGTAAGATGGCTTCTCTGCTGTCATGGATTACTACTAACTCGTCTGTTGGTTCGGGCGGTGCTGATCCTACGACTATTGGTGTTTCGACTCGTTCGGACGGTACTCAGCGTACTTTCACCGAGGCACTGCTGAAAACTGTTGTTGCTTCTGTGTTTGATTCGGGTGGTATGCCTAGCGTCCTGATGGTTGGCTCGGCTGGTAAGCAGAAGGTTTCGTCGTTTGCTGGTATTGGCGCAACTCGCTTCAATGTGACGGGTGCTAAGCCTTCGACGATTATCGGTGCTGCTGACATTTATGTGTCTGACTTCGGCAATATGTCGGTTGTTCCTAACCGTTTCATGCGTACCCGTGATGCTCTGATCCTTGATCCTGAGTATGCAGCAGTGGCTTATCTGCGTCCGTTCCAGACTAACGAACTGGCTAAGGCTGGCGACAGCGACAAGACTCAGATTCTCGTTGAGTGCACTCTTGAGGTTAAGAACGAGGCTGCTCATGGCATCGTAGCTGACCTAGATATGTCTCTGTAAAGCTCCTTCGCTGAAGAGCGATTTCCCTCGGGGCTTCGGCTCCGGGGGTTTTTTAGAAAGGACTCCTTAGTGAACTTTCGCGCTTCAACGGTACACGCAGACGGTGATGGCGGTATCGTAATTGAAACAAAGCAAGACGTAACCGATATTCTTGAAAGGAATAAAGTTCTCCTAGAGATAGATAAAGCCAGACAGAAACCACCTGATGACTTGCACTTAGTGGCATCTATACCGTTTACGGTGATAGACGATCTAAACAAGCTAGGGATTATGAGAGGGTTTACGGTCTTAGACCAGAAAGCCTTGAATAATTGGCTGAATAAGCCTGAAAACCAAGTCTGGAAAACATATCGCGGGAAACTCTAATGTCTACTAAAAAGAAAGCGAAGGAAAAGGGTATTACGGTTGGAGTATGTGTTCCAGCGCGTGATGAGGTACATACAGGATTTGCGTTCGACTTTGCCAAGATGGTCGGACACGATGTGAAGTTTAGGTGTGGTAACTCTGAGAATGGGTTGAAACTTTACACGATGGCAGGAACTCTGATCTTTGACCAGAGAGAAGGATTAGTAAAGGCTGCGTTATCAGAAGGTTGTGATGCAGTCTTGTTTATTGACTCAGATATGCGGTTCCCTAGCGATATTATTAGCATCATGCTAAGTCGCAATGTTCCGATATTAGGTGTCAATGCAGTTACACGCAGAAAACCTATTGTTAGTACGGCTCTGAATTTAGAGTTGACTAAGGATGATGAGACGGGTGAGATTAAAAAGACTCGTTGGCTAAAGGTAGATTCGCGTGGAAAAGAAGGAATTGAGCAGGTTACTGCTGTTGGTTTTGGGGTAACCTTGATTCGTAGGGAAGTCTTTGAGAAGTTAGGAACTCCGTGGTTTGATGCTCAGTGGTCACCGAGGGGAATCATAGGCGAGGACGTATATTTTTGTCTGAAGGCCTTAGATGAGGGAATCCCGACGTATGTTGACCATGATCTATCAAGGTACATTGGACACATAGGTACGCATGAGTATCGATGGGAAGATGTAGGGGTTACAGCTATCGAGGATCATAACAACGGGAAATAGACATGGCGCTAACGGATTACAGTTCGCTAAAGACTTCGGTAGCAAGTTATCTGGCTAGAAGTGATCTTACTAACCAGATTCCGGACTTTATCCGTTTAGCCGAGGAAAGGCTCGCTAGAGACCTTAGAACGCGCAAGATGCTCGTTGTAGCTCGCGCTGATACCACAGCTAGTGATTCCACTGTAGGCCTCCCTACGGACTTCCTAGAGATGCGGGACATGCACTTACGCACGACTCCTGTTCAGTCTCTCACTTATCGTTCACCTAATGCTTTCTTTGCAGGATCAAGGACTACCGATTCAGGTAAGCCTATTGATTACACGATTCTGGCAAGTGAGATTCAGTTTGCCCCTGTTCCTGATACTACTTACAGCGTACAGATGTTGTATTACGCTAAGCCTCAGTATTTGAGTGATGTAAACATTACCAATGCTTTTTTGGCAAACTATCCTGATGCTTTACTTTATGCTGCATTAGGGGAGGCAGAACCGTATCTCATGAATGATGCAAGGTTGCAGACTTGGGCTGCTTTGTATGATCGTGCGATAACTGCAATTAACACTTCTGACCAATCCAGTGAGTACGGTGGTCAGCCTATGTCTATGTCTTATGTGAGGTAAATCATGGCAGAAATGTCGAACTATCTAGAAAACGCATTGGTTAATGCAGTTTTGCGTAACACTAGCTATACGAGTCCTACAACGACTTATCTGGCGCTATATACGTCTGATCCTACTGACGCTGACACTGGCACTGAGATTTCAGGTGGATCGTATCAGAGACAGCCTATTACGTTTGGTGCGCCTAGCAATGGAGTTAGCACGAACAGTTCCGCTATTGAGTTCCCTCAAGCAACTGCTGATTGGGGCATTATTTCTCATGTTGCAATCCGTGATGCAGTGACTTCTGGAAATATGCTGTTCCATACGGCTTTAGATGCTTCTAAGACGATTAATAACGGTGATATTTTTAAGATCACCAGTGGTAACCTTAGCGTTACGTTTGCTTAAGGAGTAAGACATGACTACGATTACTCTGCGTAACGTAAAGGGTTCAGCCTTAAGTTTTACTGAGGTTGACAATAACTTTACGAATCTCAATACCGATAAGATTGAAGGC